ATGCAATTAGTCCGAAACGTTTAGTTGTATTCACTGATGGATATCCCTATGGTAGCTGGGGAGATAAAGATTATTGTGACACTACATGGATTATTCATGGTGACCCTGATCCTAACCCCCCATTCGGTACATGGGCAATCTACAACGATCACAAGAAGTAAGAAGAAATTATGGATTTGATTTTACAAATTGTAGGCTATGCATTTATATTTGGTATACTTGCTGGAGTGTTCTATGTTTTTATTAGATTACTATCAGCAGGGCTTGAGGCATTGAGTAAAAACAATGACTAAGAAAAAGACTAAGCATTATCTTGCAATGTGGGATGTACAAGGTCTTGAAAGTCTGCATGATGTTGACTTGCACATGAAAAAATACAATGAATGGGAAAAACAAAAAGTTGTTGCTATTCTAAAAGAAGAACGAATTCCTAGTCAACCATCAGGTATCCCATTGCAAATGATGCTACTACGTGCAAAGGTAAACAGTCAACGTGCGTATGAGATTTATGAATTCAATAGCACAATGGCTTATGATGATCTCAAAGAAGCATTTGAAATTGATCCACAACCCATTGTAGAATGGATTAGAAGTAACGGTAAAAAAGTTTATAGTGATTATGTTAAACAAGATAGGAAGACGATTGTATGATGTATATTGGTACAAGCCTCGGTGGATGCTTACTTAGTCTTATGAATAATGAAGTGTCCGAGGATGAGGTTATGTTCATCGTAACACGTACGTTGTGTCCTACATATGATACTTTTATGCAAGTAGTAGAACAATATTACGCAGAGGGTAATCCTCATTCCCGTAATCCTGCACAATATGGTTTAGGTGATTATGATTTGAACGAAGTAAAAAATCTAGCTACTAGATTATACTACTCAGGTAGAATACATCAACCTAGAGTATTTGATGATGTTGGACGCAGAGCCGGACATTATTACCCGTATAATCATCCAGCAAGGCTAGGTCAAGGATTATGGATGCAAGTTGTTCCAACTAATGATAACTCAACACCCTCAGTAATTGAAGCATATGAAAAATATAAAATGTTGGACGCATTAACTAAATGAGAGAGTTTAATCCTTTGCTTTGGTACGGGACTAGAAAGCTAGAAATAGTCCCTAAACATTTTGTGAAGGGTAATACCTTATTGACTGGTGAATCTAAACAGTGGATTGAAGATAAATTGATTGGTAGATATTCTACGACAATTGCTACAACTCTTGTGCCGCATGATATTTTAACAATAGTCACTCATTCAGTTTCAGAAGTAGTGTACTTTGAAGATCCTAAAGAACTTACTTTATACGAGTTATATTGGGCAGGTAGAAATAATTTTTAGACATATTAAAAAACAGTTAAATAATCTAGCTAGAATAGCACAAGGAGATTAATATGAGTTTTTTAAGGCATGTCGGTAAAATGGGTGATCGTAAAGTTGCTATTGTGTTTAGACAACTACCCAACGAAGAACATATGTGTTTAGTTACCTTTACGGAAACACTCAACATGCATGTACATGATCCTATGATGAAATGTATTGAAAGCGATATCGGACAAAATAGTTCGAATTTAGCTGATGCATTGAACCGTTCCTATACCAAAGACGGCAAAATCATTTTGCAAGTTTTGCATAGTGAAGGATTATTAAAGAAGGTTCAAACATCACAAATTACAGTGACTCCTTCTTCTAACACTAGAATTCGTTTAGATGAACTAAACAAGATTCTGACAGAAATGGAACAGGGCGAACAAGCAGTTAAACGTTTAGCTGAAATTGATGCAAGTCGTGGAATTCAAGATCCAAATGATTTAGCACGTAGAATGCGGAACAATAAAGCACCAGTCCCATCAGCACCTGATATTTTGGGTGATTCTACATTGGCTCAACAACGTTTGCAACAAGCACAACGAATGGAAGTTGAAGCTAAAGGTTTGCTAGCAGAAGCTAAAAGATTAACAGAAGAAGCAACAGCTATGGATCCTAGCCTTGCACCTGCAATGCCTAGTCTAAGTACTGAAGCTCCGGCAAAGAAACGAGGTCGTCCTGCAAAGGCAAAAGTTTTAACTCAGTAATATGACACCTGAATACATTAGGAAATGGGAAAACATCTTAGAAGATGTTGAAAAAAGTAAGGTGCCAATCCAGTTCTTAAAGAAAATAGTTGTAAGACTAACTGGCAAAAAACAACACACTATTAATATTCAAACCCTATTGAAACAGGGGCTTGAACCAGATGAAATAGAAGGTATTGTTTCACGTAAGTTATATGAGCTGGACCCACTAATCACAAGTTTTGAATTTGTGTTAAATGTAGAAACAATTGCAGAGACAGTACAACCAGAAACAGATAGATTATTAAGTAAACTATGAAACTAACAAATTGCCCTGAATCAGGGCAATTTGCCATATTGTTTGATTTACTAATCAAAAACTGATACACTCATAACATGAAACAATATTTAAATTTACTACAAGATATATTAGATAACGGTGAACAAAAGGGTGATAGAACCGGCATCGGCACTATTAGCGTCTTTGGTCGTTCATTACGTTTTGATTTACGTAAAGGTTTTCCTGCAGTCACTACTAAGAAATTAGCATGGAAAGCTTGTTGCGGAGAACTATTATGGTTTATTGAAGGCAGTGGAGATGAACGTAGGCTAGCGGAAATCACACACGGTGATAAAGAAGATACTGTTACTATCTGGACACCTAACGCACTTGCACCCTATTGGAAAAACAAAGCAAAGTTCGAAGGCGATCTCGGCCGTATATACGGAGTACAATGGCGTCATTGGAACAAATATCGTACAGAAAAAGATATGGGACCTGCACATAAAGGTGGCGATCCTAACAGTCGCAGACATATTCTAAGTGCATGGAATGTAGGCGAATTAGATGAGATGGCTTTACCACCATGTCATGTTATGAGTCAATTCCACGTTAACAGTAGCGGTGAACTAAGCTGTCAAATGTATCAGAGAAGCGTAGATGTATTTTTAGGTCTACCCTTTAACATTGCTAGCTATGCATTGCTTACTCATATGATTGCACAAGTATGTGGCTTAACAGTGGGTGACTTGATTATCACTATGGGTGATACTCATATCTATAACAATCACATTGAACAAGTTAAAGAACAATTATTGCGTAGACCGTTTGGTCACCCAGCATTGATCTTGAATCCGGAAGTAACTGACATTACTAAATTTACAATGAATGATATTCACTTAGAAGGATACGAAAGTCATGGCCCTATCAAAGCAACAATGGCAGTCTGACGAATTTACTAGACCCAAGTATCAGCTACATTTATCTGATACAGGTGAAGAAACTGTGAGTATTGAAACAGTAGTACATACCATTCGAATGGGTGACGTTGAAGATCCTGACTTGTTTGTAGCACAACCTATATATGACTGGCAACAAACAGAAGCCGGTAAATGGGTAATGAAAAACTCCAACCCTACACCAAGCTGGCATCGTCAAGTAGATTATACTACTTATGGACAACTATATCTGATTAAAGCATATCTAACACCTGACCAATTAACTTATTGGAAATTAAAATATGAGTAATATATTAGTAACAGGTGGTCTGGGACTCATAGGACATAATGTAGTTAAACGTTTACAAGACATGGGTCATCAAGTATCTATTATGGATACTCAGACAAACTACGGTATTATCCCTCAGTCTGAAATTGATTACTTGATCGGGGAACGTATTGCAGAACTTGACTTGAGTGGATATTACAAGAGTAATATTTGTGATAGTGAAACAGTTGGTCAAGTTTTCAACATCAAAAAGCCAGAGATCGTAATTCATATGGCTAGTTTCCCAAGACAGAAAGTGGTTAATGCTAATCCTGCACTGGGTAGTAGAACAATGAGTGAAGGGTTACTCAACTTATTAGAAGCTAGTGCAAAATATGAAGTATGTAAATTTATTTACATCAGTAGTTCAATGGTGTACGGTGACTTCAATAATAATGTTAAAGAAGATTATAATTGTAAGCCACAGGGTCAATATGGTATTATGAAACTAGCAGGTGAGTGGTTAGTTAAAGATTACGCACGTAAAGGTAACATGGTTTACACAATTATTCGTCCTAGTGCCGTATACGGTCCGTTAGACGTAGAAGATAGGGTTGTTGCTAAGTTTATGCTTACAGCAATGCGAGGAGGAACGTTGAATGTTAATGGTGCGAGTGAGACATTAGACTTCACGTATGTTGATGATGCGGCAGACGGTATCGTTGCGGCAGCATTAAGTAAGAATACAAATAATAAGACTTATAATATAACAAAAAGTCATAGCTACAGTTTGCTAGATGCGGCAAATCTAGCAGTTAGTATTGCTGGGTCAGGGACGGTAAATGTCCGTGATAAAGACCCGGACTTCCCTAGTAGGGGAGCATTGAATATTGATGCCGCAAGAAAAGACTTTGGATTCGACCCCAAAGTTGACGTAGAAGAAGGTTTCCGTAATTATCACAAATGGTTATCTAATTCTACATATTTTAATAAATAACATTATGTGGATAATATCTATTTTACCCGAATGGGCTTTTCATCTAATTCTCACAGTGGGAATTATAGGCACGGTTGCTGGATTTGCTTTGGGCATGATTCCTGCAATCAAACAATATAAAATACCAATTCAAGTCATTAGTTTACTTGTACTTTCTTTGGGATTATATCTAGAGGGCGGATTAGCTGACTATAAAGAATGGGAAGCTAGAGTCAAAGAGATGGAAGCCAAAGTAGCCGTAGCTGAAGAAAAAGCTAAAACTGTGAATGTGGAAGTACAAGAAAAGATTGTTACGCAGACTAAAGTTATTAGAGAAAAAGGTAAAGACATAATCAAGTACATTGATAAAGAAGTTGTAAAAACTGAAGAAGTTATCAAGTATGTTGAGAATTGTCCTGTACCTAAAGCAATCATTGATATACACAATGACGCCGCAATACTAAACAAAGCCGCTGAACCAAAGGACAAGAAATGAAAGCATTGATTATATCATTAGCAATTGTTCTTGCAGGATGCAGTACCACTGTACCTGTTGCTAGAAAGTTTCCTGAAGCACCTCAAGTTCTTAAAGAAAAGTGCGAAAGACTTAAACTCATAGAGGGTGACAAAGTAGCAATTACAGAAATGTTAAAAGTTATCGTACACAACTATTCGTTATACCACGAATGTTCTACAAAAGTAGAAGGTTGGCAAGAGTGGTATGAAACACAAAAGAAAATCTTTAACGAAGTCAAATGAAATATATCATACTACTCGTATCTTTAATGATTTCGGGATGTGCTAGTAAAGATTATTCTGTGTATGTAGAAGCACAGAAATCTCTATCCCGAGATATCACTGTTACAGAAACCACTCGTATGTTAGCTATATCGGAGATGTTAAAAAGTCCCGATCCTAGCGTTAGACAGAACGGGACTTTATTATTACAACAATTACAACAAAATAGACAACCTATTGTAATTGAGTTACCTAAGAATATATTTGGATTTTAGTTACACCAAGAAGTCTTAGCTTCACCATAGTACTCACGTGCAAAACCCTGCTGGATAAGCATTCCTCTAAGACTTTTGCCGTCTAGAATAACATCACCCAAAACACGTCCGCCGTACTTATCCCAGTCTATTAGTATAATTTGCTTCTTTTGTGCATTAGCAATTTGTTGTTTTGTGAATGCACTAGCAGCCTCTCCTCGCTGTGCTTCACTTGGACATTGTGCTCTATGACCCTTCTCAGGAGTATCAACACCAAATACACGAATACTTAGTTCGGGTTTTAACGGCGCCGGCAAGAACGGTGCTTGAAATGCAATTGTGTCTCCATCGATAACTCTAGTAATCAATGCATCATATGTCACCCCTGCTTTTTGTTTTTGAGCAAACGCAGTAGTTGTCAAAGTGGATAATAGTAGTATAGATATAAGTTTTTTCATAGTGAAGTATTTATTAATTTGTCATAAATACTCTATAAGTGGAATAGAAACATGACCCAAGAAATCATTGACATAGGCGAATTAGCTAATGACGGTACAGGTGACCCGTTACGTGTTGCCTTCGACAAAATCAATAACAACTTTACTCAATTATATAATACTGCTTCAGTAGATGGACCCAACGGTTCAGTACAATTTGCATTAGCAAATACAGTAGGAAATGTCACTACCTATTCTTTATCATCAAGTGCTAATTTGGTATTTAATTCTAGTACTAATCGACTTGATATTAAAGGAACAATTGTTCCTTTAGTCCCAAACAATTTAAATATTGGTTCTACTGCTAATACAGTAGGCAACTTATACCTGAGTAATACAGGGTTAAAGTTAGGAAATGTATCATTTTCTGAATCTGCCAATACAGTAAGAATATTCAACACAAATGCTAATATTGATGCTAATATACAAGTTAATACAATAACCGCATCTACTGTAGATGTAGCACAGATTGTTATTGCTAACACGCAATTTGATGGTAGTATTGCGACCAGTGAAGGGTCAGATCCCAATCAAGTGATATATCAGCTCCCTGAAACAAGTATACTTTCTGGTAAATTTGATATTAAATCAGTATCAGATACTTCTGCTAATAATCAATCAGTAACAATAACGATTAATAAATCTACTTCGGGTGGAAGTGTTAAATATGTTGTATATGGAACAACATTTAACGGTGACCCTGTAACTAGATATGATGTAGATGTGGCATTCGGTAATGTTCGTATCAAAGTTAACCCATTGGTTAATGATCTTATTACGCATACTATATCTTATCAAGTAACAAACTAACATGAGAGCTAAAGAATTTATTAACGAGGGTCGTACTGGCTCTATACAGGATGATGTAGCTAGAGCACTGCCCTCCACATATGCCATTCCTGAGTTAAAAGGTCAAGATCCATATATTCAATATAGATTTGGTGTAGCAATTGCAGGCGCTAAAGGTTCTAAGAAACGTGCGGAAGACGGTGTACCTAATTTTAGCAAAGAAAGTGCTTGGGGACAAAATCAAATTGTTGTAAGTTTTGACCCTTCTATTGATGAATGGTTGACCGATGCATTAAAAATCATGGGTATCAAAGGTAAGAAAAGATTAAGTACCATACACAGCGAAGAAGCTGATGATGTGTCTACAAAAAGCCCTGTACAGGGGTTTAAAGGGTTTAAAAAATGAGGGCTTCCGAATTTATATTCGAAAATAGTAAGGGTAAAATATCTAAACGTCAACAAGAGTCTTCACGTGGACTAAACATATTTGCCGATAATCAATTTGATAGAACATATGATTTGAATCGTGTAATGATGGCAGTTGCCTGTAGTGATGGCATCAATCCTATTGATATGAACTCTGAAAGCTGGTTTGGTAAAAATAATACAGCACATCCTTATACCAAAGAAGAACAAGATATGCTAAAATTAGCATACAAAGCTGCCGGTATAACTTATAAAGATTTAAATAAGGCTGATCTAAGAAGTAAAGAACTAGACAGTACATACAAAACAAGCCCAGTAATTGGGTTTAAAGGCTTTAAAAAATAATTCTATCATCAATATCTTGTATAAGTAGATTTATAACTTTTCAGGATATGCATGATCGATATTAACAACACCCTAGACCTCGTCAAACTTAAATTCTATAATGAATGGCTATATACAGCACACATTTATGATGAGGGTGAATCTACGTTCCATAAACAACTAACAACTAAAGTTGTAATCGATTATATAGATCCAATTAAATTAAAAAAAGATGCACTTATTTTAGACTTAGGTTGTGGTCCGGGTTATTTCTTAGATGAAATGAAAGAAAGAGGGTACACTAACTTAGTCGGTGTAACTCTTAGTCCAAATGACATTGACCTATGTAAGAGTAAAGGGCATAAAGTTAAAGAATACGATTTAAGCTTCTTACCACAGAAAGAAGGGTATTATGACGAATCGGTTGATTTTATCTTTTTGCGACATGCATTAGAACATAGTCCATATCCTATCTTTAGTTTAATGGAATATAATCGTATATTAAAACAAGGTAGTAAGATTTATATTGAAGTGCCCGCCCCTGATCAGGAACGTAAGCATGAATATAACTTAAATCATTATAGTATTTTAGGTACTGCACAGCTAGCGGCATTACTTGAAAGAACTGGATTTACTATTGATACGTTTAATACAATGGATTTTACGTTAAATGTTGGTAAAAACGATGAAGATGAAGATATTGAAATTTCAGAAAGATATTTCTGTATTGTAGCTACAAAGCAACGTCCGCTGGATATTAAGTAAAATTCTACTAAATATATCATGACCTTTGATATATGGAAACAATCTAAAATACAAAATGGTCTTGAAAATATCAAGACCGTTTCCTTACCCGCTGTTGCCTCTGACAATATTGATGAGATGAAACGTTTAGCAGGGATACCCTCTACTCAATCCGATGTAGGAATGAACATGAGTGTAACTGGCACCCAAAAGGGCGAATTAATGAAGAAGAATAACATTCAGCCGGGAACACCTGAATGGTTCAAGTTATGGTTTAGTTTACCATATATGACTGGCGAAAAGCCTATAGGAAAATAACATGGCCACTATAAACATAACGGTACAGAGTTTGCTCAATGCCGCACAATATGATAGTTATGCAGTAGATAATGCAGGAACTATCGGTGAACTTAAAAATTCTATTGATGCTACTACAGGTTGCTTAATAGGTTGGTTTGATTTAGTATTCAATAATGAAGTATTAGATACCGCACAAACAATCAGTTCTTACGGTATAGTAGAAGGTTCAAGATTAAGAACTCATAATAAAATTTCACGATTATCTACACTACAAGATAGACAAGTTGCAAAACTTAGTTTGGCACAATTAGAAAGACTAGACCTTTCAAATACTAGACCATACTATAATATAGATGAACTGCCTACCAAATATAGTGGTAACAGTGTTGTAGATAATTCTCATCCTACTGGATTGATTGAAGGTCGTCCGTGGAATAGCACTCCATAGTAAATTCTATATCGTAACCAAAATTTTATAAATACGCAATATGAGCGGAACCCCTACCTTAATCAAAACACCTTATACAAAGACAAAGTTTAATTCTGATAAAGAGCTAGAAGATTTTGTTAAATGTTGTGATCCTGAAATGGGTTATCTATACTTTATGGATAACTTTTTTTACATACAACATCCTACAAAGGGTTCTATGCTGTATCACCCCTGGGATTATCAAAAACGGTTAATACATACATATCATACCTATCGCTATTCAATTAGCTTGATGCCACGACAAACAGGTAAGTCAACATCAGCCGCAGGGTATCTACTTTGGTATGCTATGTTTGTACCGGATAGTACTATTCTTATTGCGGCACACAAATACACAGGTGCACAAGAGATTATGCAACGTATTCGTTATGCGTATGAGAACTGTCCCGATCACATTAAAGCAGGTGTAACAACATACAACAAAGGCTCACTAGACTTTGAGAACGGATCACGTATTGTTAGTGCTACAACTACAGAAAATACAGGTCGCGGTATGTCTATTACACTATTATACTTGGATGAGTTTGCGTTTGTTCGACCTACAATTGCTACAGAATTCTGGACATCTATTACTCCTACATTAGCAACAGGTGGTAAAGCGATTATCACTAGTACTCCTAATAGTGATGAGGATCAATTTGCTTTGATTTGGAAGGGTGCTAATAAAACAGAAGATGAGTTTGGTGATACCACCGAGCTCGGTGTTAACGGTTTTAAATCATACAGAGCATTCTGGCAAGAGCATCCTGATCGTAATCAAGAATGGGCTGACCAGATGAAGGCTCAGTTAGGTGAAGACAGATTTAGACGAGAGATTGGTTGCGAGTTCATTATTGCAGATGAGACATTAATTGCCCCTACTAGGTTAATTGATTTAGATGGTATCGAACCTGTATTCCGTCAGGGACAGATACGTTGGTATAAGAAACCTGAAAAGGGGAATATCTATATAGTTGCACTAGATCCTGCTGTCGGTACAGGTGGTGACAATGCCGCAATACAGATTTATGAAGCAAATACTACGACACAAATCGGTGAATGGAAACATAATAGAACAGATATACCGTCACAAATTAAACTGATAGCACAGATTAACAAATACATTGTTGAATGTACTACTCAACCAGACAATTTATACTATAGTGTAGAAGTCAACGGAGTAGGCGAGGCCGCCCTAGTATCATTGAACGAATATGGTCTAGCTAACATACCTGGATCTTTCTTAAGCGAGCCGGGCAAAAAGAAACGAGGGTTCAATACAACTAATAAGAGTAAACTAGCAGCCTGTTCTAAGTTTAAAACATTAGTTGAGAGTAATAAGTTGACTATTAACAGTCGTAGTTTGGTAACAGAACTTAAAAGTTTTGTAGCCTCAGGTGGTAGTTATGCCGCAAAAATAGGTGAATCAGACGATTTGGTAACGTCTTCATTGTTAGTTGTGCGTATGTTACAGAACTTAAGCGAATATAACTATGATTTAGATAACTATATTCGTGACCATGATGAAGTAATTATGCCCTTACCTTTCTATGCCATAATGGGATAATCTTTGATAAATACAATATGCCTAAAAACGCCGACTCATTAAATTCAGAATTATTCGATTTTCTACAAAGCCGTGGGTTTAAACCTACGCTACTAGACACCTCAGGTAAAGAAATTCCTGTACCAGAAAAAGCAGAAGTCTTTCAATTTGACTTTGAAATTGATGGGGAAAACTACGGAACTGCCACTATCAGTATTGATGGACTGCATAAATTAGTAGTATACTTTGGTGAGGGAATCGCAAACAGCCCCAAAACTAGTAAGGATGATAGCGAATCATGGTATAGTTTATTGAGACAGTTTAAGTATTTTTCTCAAAAGCATCAACTAAGCTTTGAGACCAAGAACATTGATAGATTGAAGCACGATATGGCTAAAAGAGAACACACTAAACAGTTAGATGAGGGTTATTACCCAATGGGTAATAAAGCTAGTTACAGCGACAATATCCCTACAACTAAGATGATTATTAAACATAAAAGAAAGATGGAAGAGGGTGAACAACGTTTCCGTCAAATCGATAGAATATTCATTGAAAATGCAATTGGTGAACGTGTATTAGCTCCTAGTAATAAGCCTGGATTAGCTAGGACATTTGCAAGACATATCGCTGAAGGTGGTAGACCATATGATGAAAGATGGAATCACCTTATGGAATTATGTGAAGAATATGATAAGATGGCAGGATTTGTTCGTGCCACTCGCAACAACCAATTTAATGAAGCCGCACAACCTTTAGTCTCGGAGGGTGTCAATCATTATATGAAATTACGTGAGACATTGCAAAAAATGTCAGGTCGTAAAGGATATTCTACCTATTTTGAATCTTGGACTCCTGCAGTAATGGAACAAGACCAAGAAGACGGACTAGACGAAATGTTTATGAATTCAAGTCTTGATCCTAGAATTGAATGTGCAATGCCAATATTGAATAGATTAAAGAAAAATCTTAGCTCTCCACCTATGTTGCCACAAGTACAAGAATTAGAAGAATGGGCTGATAGTGTAATCGATATGGATAAAGATGCTATGCCTATGGACATGAAACCGGCCGAGCTCGGTGAAGAAGAAAAGATTGCAGGGCGACATGATCCAGCAGACTTTGACGATATGGTAAAACGTGTTGGTGTTAAAGCTAAAAAGAAGCCAGTTGATATGACTGACCTAGCACGTAGACTACATGCGGCAATGGCTAAAGACAAGAAAAAAGAAGAAAAAACTGATGAAAGTTTGGCAGGAGCAACAATGGGTGGCATTGCTGGAGCAGTATTAACTAAATCACCTTCTGGAGCAATGACCGGAGCTAGCATGGGAAGTGATATTGAAGACGTTATCAAAAATGAAAGCCTAGAATTAATTGCTGACCCGCTATTAAGATTTAAGAAATTGTCAGGACTATAAAATGAAAGAACTTCAACTATTAGAGTCTTGGGCAGATAGTATTATTGCTAATGAAGCAGTACAAGATCGTCCACTAACAAGAGATCAGGATATTCAATATCAGGCATCCAGAAAGTATTCCGATCGTAGTCCAGAGCAAGCATTACAAATGTATGTAGCTGATAAATTAGCTAGCTCTGAACAAATGGATTATGAACAGAACAAACTTATCAATGCACAGAAACGTGAAAATGAAAAGTTACGTAGAAGCTTACAAGATTTGGGTCAAGAACTAACTGACCATGAGCGTGTAGCACAAGATACTGAACAACAAGTTCAACGATTAAAAGATTTAAGTGCCAAATTACGTCCTGCAGGTGAAATACAACAGGCTACTACAAAAGCAAGTGCTGATAAAGTAGAAGCTATGTTAGCTGATGTAGAGAAATTAAAAACATTACCTGGTATGGATGAAAAGAAATATAAAGAGCTTGTTGATAAGGTTAACCAAATCAAACAAGGTGCAGGTGATGAAGAAGTGCAGAAAGTTCAATTGGCACTGGCTGTATTGTCACAGAAACAACAGGTTGATGACCAGATGTTTAACACAGTAATGGCTAGACTAGATGATACACAGACTAAACTGGATGCTAAAGAATTACGTTTTAGAAAATACATTACTAAAAAGAGCGGAGATATTGAAGCTCAAACAAGAACACACGGTGATGAACTTAAAAAATATTCACAAATAGTTAACAAATATAAAGAAGAACTTGATGGCTTCAGTGACTACATGAATACTACAAAAAAAGAAGTTGACAACTCTAAAAAAGAGGTAGAACAAGCTAAACTAGAAGTAGGACAAGCTAAACTAGAAGTTGAAAAAACTAAACAAGAAGCAATTGCATTGACTAATGAACTTGAATTTAGATTCTCACCTGAAGTAAGAAAATCAACAACACGTACTAAGAAGAAACGTGTACCCTCAGTAGATGATATGTTTAAAGCATCATCTAAAGAAATTAACAAATTAAAACCTAATGCTAGTCCATCTGATGTAGCTGCTGCCACAAAAACTGGAATAGCTAAACCTGCTAAAGCAGGACCTGATATATCTAAACTAGATACTGACTTTGAGAGACAACGTAGTTTTGGTATGCAAGCAAAAGATGACGAAAAAGAACCTAAAGACCCTACACAAATGAACGAAGATTTACGACAATATGATGATGCAGACTTCTTAGAATGGGCTATGGAAAACGTTCCAATTATCATTAGACATTTCTATAGTCGTTACCCAGAGTTAGAAGATACTATACCAAAAGAACAAGTACGTGATATGGTTGAAAAATACCTTCCTTACTTGTATCAATACGATGATGTGGATGTTGAATTGATGAACACCTTCTTAGATATTGTAAATAGTAAAATTAAAAAACAAGGTAAGATCCCAGTTCAGAAAGACTTGTTTAGTTTGGAAGAACAGTTTGAACAACAATTGGACAAACTAATTGGGTTAGAATACATAAAATAAATTTATATTTTCCCTTAATCGGGATAAATACTATTGACAGGAGAGTAAAGTACTGCTATACTTACTCTTGTGTTAGTCACTAATAGGTAGTGGCGAATATTAAACAGAGACCATCTCAATTTTATAAGGAAAAATATCATGGCTTCATTAGCAGAAATTCGTGCCCGTATCTCGGCACAAGAAAACAAATCAAACAACAAGGGTTCTAACACCCAATCTGACAACTCAGTATACGCACATTGGAATATGGATGAAGGCACAACTGCTACCATTCGTTTCTTACCTGATGGCAATACAAAGAACGATTTCTTCTGGGTTGAAAAGCAAATCATCAAACTCCCATTCAATGGTGTTAAGGGTGATCCTAATGTAAAACAAATTGTAGTACAAGTACCCTGCGTAGAGATGTATGGGGACAGTTGTCCTGTCTTGGCAGAAGTTCGTCCTTGGTACAAAGACGAAAGTTTGAAAGAACTAGCAAACAAATATTGGAAGAAACGCAGTTATATCTTTCAAGGTTTTGTACGTCAGAACCCACTAGGTGATGACAAAACACCAGCGAATCCTATTCGCAGATTCATTATCAGTCCACAAATTATTCCAATTATTAAAGCTGGATTGATGGACCCAGAGATTGAAGAATTACCAACAGACTATTTGCGTGGTCTTGACTTTAACGTTAAGAAAACAAGCAAAGGTGGTTATGCTGATTATTCAACAAGCAATTGGGCACGTAAAGAATCAACACTAACAGAAGCAGAACAAGCGGCAATCGAAGCACATGGTTTATTTGATTTGTCTGAGTTCTTACCTAAGAAGCCAACAGCGGCTGAGTTAAACATTATCAAAGAAATGTTTGAAGCATCGGTTGATGGTCGTCCTTATGATAATGAACGTTGGGGCAATTACTATCGTCCATATGGACTTGAAGCACCTGCAGGGTCGACAGCGGATCAACATTCAGCTCCTACTGAAAATAGGGCACC